CTTGTCGTTTTCATCAAGCAGCTTCGATACTCGAACATCTATTTGTTTCTTACCCGTCTCCGTTCGTACCATTTTGATTTAATCTTACTGATGATTACTTTTATAGAACCCTCCGTAAGGTAGAATTTTGGCGCAGGTTGTCTAACCACTTTAAATATTATCTTTGTAAGACTAAGTGTTGGATATTTCTGTTTCATTATGGTTGCTCGCCTGTATATCTCAAAGAACATATCACGCTTATTCTTACCCATACCAAGCAAGGTGTCGCCTTTCATAATCTGCAAAACAACTATTAACGCACGTTCTTCACTTACCCAAAAGCGATCAGACGGACTATTTGACATCTTTCGATAAATCTCCTCCGAACAAATAAACTTTACTTCTGATATAAGCTGATGATAAAGCCGTAATAGATTATTATTGCGTTCTTGCTCGTATTCAAATACACTCCCAAAGTTTTTCATAAACACCAATATAAATAACTATCTGTTATATTGGCACTTGTTCCCAACTACAAAGATAGTGTTTTGTGTTAATACTTAAAAGTATAACTATTAATAATGTACCTATTTTTGCGCTATCAACTACAAAATATTGTTTTACAATGGCAGAAGAGCAAAAAAATACCCCGCAAAAAAACAAACGTGAACTTTTTATGGAGCGTTTGAAAACCAAATATCCCGACGATAATTTCGATGACGAAGAAGTATTGTACGGCAGACTTGGCGAAGATTACGATAACGCAGAGAATGAAATCGCAGAATACAAGAAACACGAAGATGAATTAGCAGGTATGTTCGCTGCCGACCCCCGAAGTGCAGGCTACCTTAATAGTTGGCGTAAAGGCGCAGACCCTGCAGTAGAACTTATTCGTATGTTTGGCGACGATGTAAGAGAGGCGTTAGATGACCCCGATAAGCAAGAAGCATTAGAGGAGGCACACAAAGAATACCTCGATAAGGTTAGCAAGTCCAAAGAGTTGGAAGAGGAATACAGCAAGAATTTAGAGGTATCTTTAGAAGAATTATCTAAATTTCAGGAGGATAACAACCTAACCGATGAAGAACTCGACAACGTTTCAGAGTTTATTATGACGATTATCACGGACGGTATCAACGGCAAGATTACACGAGATACAATGGATATGGCATTAAAGGCACTCAACCACGACACCGACATAGCCGAAGCAAGCCACGAAGCCGAAGTAAGAGGCAAGAATGCAAAGATAACAGAAAAGCTCCGCAAAACAGGAGACGGAATGGCAGCTATGGGAGGACAAAACGGAATACCAGAAAAACCAAAACGCAGATCGACTATTTTTAGCGATGCGGAAATGGCAAAATAAAATTTTTACTAATAATATTTGTATAAAAGTATGGCAGAAGTTATTCAAACAGTAGACAAAACACCCGTAGCAGCACCAGGCTCTACAGGATTAGGAACCCAATTACCAGGTCAAGCCACAACCGTAGATGGTATGGCAGCCGCAACAGGTGGCGTTGGACCTGGCGAACTTATGGAGGTAGACGTCGATGCCGAACTTGCCAAGTTCGAAAGCGATGACACCCCACTTTGTTCACTTATGCTCGCTGCAAAGAAAGTACCCGTAGGTTCACCCAGAGTGCAGCACTATCAAATGGACGAGGAAGTTTCAACTGTTACTACCACTGCAGCAGTAGCAAAAGGAACAGCAGCTTCTTTCTCTCTTTCTCTTTCAGAAGAGGATAAGAGTTATGTTCAAACCTACTCAACATTGAGAGTAAGAGGCGTAAATGGATACACAGAAGACGGTTCAAAAGAAGATGCAGGTTCTGACTTGCAGCTTTATGTTACAGGTAGAGATGCCAGCGACAACCCTATCGTCCGTTGTGTAAACGGTCCACGCCAAAGTCCTACCAACGAGTATTGTCAAACACCAGCAATACCAAAGGGTGCAAAGATTGATATCCTTGCAACAGCACTACACGAAACACAAAAGGTTGTGCCTCCCGACACATTCGTCCCTGTGCCAACACTTGTTACTCTACAGAAGCGAGGAATGACACGTGTAGTTTCTGACTACTTCGATAGTCAAAAGAAGCGTATTCCATTTACAAATGCATTGCTCGCCGAATACTCGATTCGTAAGTTTAAGCACGCAACCAACCGTTCTTTGTGGATTGGTCGTGGTGGCAAAATGCCAGTTAAGGACGATAAGACAGGTACACAGATTGTGTATTTTATGACTGGTATTCGTTGGAGCTTTAAACGTGAAATGGAGCACATTGGAAAGTGGGAGTACGAAGACTTTGTAGGTCTTGGCAAACTCTTCTATACAGGCGCAGATGTACCAAATGGCGCAATCTGTTTGTGCGGTAAGAATTTCTTAGAGAATATTCAATGCATAGACTTCTCAAAGCACCCCGAAGTGCAAATTAAAGTCGAAACCAATAACTTAGGTTGGAGCATTACACGTTTCCACACTGTATTTGGCGACTTTGATTTTAAACACGAGCCAACACTCGACCGTATCGGTTACAGCAACAGTGCCGCAATCTTAGGAAGCGACCGTCTTGTACACTATGTTCGCAGCGCAGAACACACCGATACGGAGAATGTAGAAGAGCACGAAGCAAAACGTGAGACGCTCATCGTATGGGACGCACTCGCACTCAAAGGTGCTTGCCACATCTTCATCAACGGCGAAGGTACACCAAAAGCAGCTGGTGCAACAAGCTATACAGTTTGGAAAACCAATCAAGCACCAACAGGCGCAGACTTGGTAGACGGCAAAGTTTACTATCTACTTGTAGATTGTCCAGGCATCAATGCTAAAGCGCACAAGGGTGAAACTTGGATTTACAAATCTGCAGGCGGTACTGGCTCTTGGGAGAAGTACGAGGGTGAATTAGACTTGTAAATTAGTGTATTTTCATAATGTGATAATTTTTTAAATGTTAGTAACCAAAGGGGAGGTTGAGATAAGCTCGCCTCCCCTTAAACTTTTTTAGTGTATGACACAAAAAACGTATGGCGTATATGGAATGATAGAATGGAGTATTCTATTAAACGTTGCAGGTCGAATTATGAATATTGATTTTGAGGGCGGACTTGCATCAGGCACAGGCATTCGTCCTGCCACTTTCACCACTCGCAACGAAATAGTACAGTTTGCAATAGAAAATAGCGGACATTTTAAACAAGGACGAATAATCCTGGTTAGCGAAATGGACATCGAAGAGCCAAATGAAGTAATAGCAGAGGCTACAGAGATAATCCCTACTGACACAGAAGTAGCAGCAGAAGACAACTTAACAGAAGTCGAAGTGAGCAGCTTAGAAGAAGCAGTAGACTATTTAGTATCGAACTTTGACGATGCAAAGAAACAGCAGCTTCGCAGCAAGGTAACAGCAAAAGCCTTTGCAGAGACAAAGGGTATTCGTTTTGTAGGACTTTAATTACTTGTATTGCAATGATATACAAAGTTGCAGATTTAGTAAACGAGGTGCGCACTGTTATTGACAGAAACAATAGCAGCGCACCTCTTGCTGGTTTAACAGATGTAGACACATTAAGCATAGACACGCTTATAGAGAGCAAGTTAGAAGATGCAGCACGTGCAGTAACTGTAAATGCTCCACGCCATTTGTTAGATAGTGGCAAGAGCATAGGTACTGCCGTAGCGTGGAGTTCGTCAAAGACAAAACACTGGGGCTTTACACAACTACCCGAAGACTTTTTGCGATTACTAACATTTCAAATGGCTGATTGGAGCTATCCCGTAACAGAAGCTATTACAGATGCAGACCCCGAATACAAACAACAAAACAGCCGTTTTGCAGGAATAGGAGGCAATCCGCAACGCCCTGTTGTAGCTATTGTACAACACCCTATTGGTTTGATATTGGAATTTTATTCGTGTACATCTAACGATGTAGCCGTAAAGGTGGCACGCTACATTCCTATACCACGTATAGAAGACGAACATATCGGTATATCCGAAAAGCTCGAAAAGGCTGTGATATATTACTGTGCATATCTTGTCCTTTCCTCTTTGTCCGAAGTAGAACAAGCAAAACTAATGTATTCTATTTATATGGACTTGTCTGAACTGAAACATTAAAACGATATTATGACTGACAACCTTTTAGGAACATACCAAAGTTTAGAAGCCGTACACGTAGCGCACCCATTAGGTGGCATACAAGGCGACTATGTAATTGTGGGCGATAGCAATTATTATTGGAATCCGTTATCATTAGAATGGACGAAAGAGAAACCTACTGTTACTGTACCAGCCAACAAAATTAAGGAGAAAAACAATCTTGGCAATTTCGCAAACATCTTAGAGGTATATAGTAGATACCCCGATGGTGGCAAGGAGGGCGACTATCTATTCATAGACGGCATAGAGTACGTTTGGAACAGATGGGAGCGTATGTGGCAAAGCAAGGGCGACACTACACCAACAGGCGGACGAACTACAAACACCTTTGATGGAGACCTTGCCGTTGAGAACGATTTAGTCGTAGGGGGTATTTTACGTGTAAAAGGATTTAGCTTCGATAATCCCGATACACCAGGTGGCAGCAGTGGACAAGGCACGCCAGCCACTATGTCGCTAAAGACGCTAAATGAATTTCCAACGACACCCGAACAAGCTATTGCTTTTGTTAAAGAGAAAAACCAACATACGGTTCTTTCTATAGTTGATAATGGCATAAATGTAGGTGTACTTCATATCTATGCCGACCAAGTCCGACAAGTCCTCACAGAGGTAATAGAGACACGCCTTTTGGTAAATGGCACAAAGGTCGGTGGCGGACACGTATATTCAGAACCTATACGCTATTGGCGCAACTATGGTTTACGGCAAGACTATAGCGGTATAAAGAAGTATCAATGGACGCTATGGCGACAATGTAAAGACGATACACTTGTGCGTCTTAACGAACGTCTTGATATGATGTTTGAAATATACAACGCATCGCCAAATGGTCAATTATACACATTACGTGAAGTCGTAAGCACTGTTACAGATGATAACAGAGTTGAGTTCAAACGTTGTATGATGATTAGTTTCTTAAGTGCAGAAACAAAAAAGCGTGTATACTATGTATGCTCAACCACCGACAGGTCAAAGAATGAAAACGATTGGAAACAACTAACAACAGAAGACAATTTAGAACAGACGAAACAACACGTTAGCGCATTACCTTTCGATGGATATGTAGATGATGTGCAAGCCATTTCACTATCAGCAGCCGATGACGCAGAAGACAGCAATACATCTAACGGATTAACTCTCACTCCCGAAAACAAGAAAGGCGTTATGTGGGACAGAGTTAAGAACGTGTTTGTGTATCAAAAAGGAGATACCTATTACACTAACTGGAAAGGTGCTGACGATTATGGAGAACTTGCGCACGATGGACGCAAGCCAACTGTGGGCATACTATTCTATCATCGCATTTATGGAAATGCGTGTACGTGGAACGGTTCTAAAATGCTACCTATTATAGGAGGTAGTAAAACAGAGATTATAGAAGATGCAACACGCATCACAGAGGAAGAGATAAACAATATAGTAAACGAATAAAACAAATACTATGGCAGAAAGACATTTCTTAGACATCGCAGGATTAAAGCACTTCGCACGCAAGATAAAAGAAAACCTTGCGCAGACGCAACGAGTTGTAACAAACAAAAACTTCTTAGCAGAACTTGACAGCAACGAACTTGCGATACTTGACAATTCACAATTTACCTATCCTGCAGGACAGGCGTGGTGGATAAACATCAAACAGAAGCATATCTCCGACAACAGTCGAAAGGCGTTTGAATTTATAGTTGTAACAGGAGCGAATACAGCCAACATCAATTTCAGCTGGTACTTAGACGTTAAGAGAGACGCAACACCATTACAACCAAATTCAGCCTATCTGTTTCGTCTGTATGGCTATGGAACACAATATCAGAATGGTCAGCTTTATGGCAAAACGCTTTATGTAGTAAAGGAGAAAATTGGATAAATCATAATCAATAAAACAGTTTAGTTATATGGCAGAGAAAAAATTTTTAGATTTAGAAGGTCTCAAACATTACAACAGCAAAATTAAAGAAGGTTCTGTTCGAGTGGGACACGCAGAAGTAGCTGAACGAGTGGCAGCATCAGGCATTCAGTGGGGAACAACACAAATTCCACTCGCCAACATTCCACGTGCAGCAATGGAACGTTGTATGGTTGTAGCAAACGACACAGCACGTTTCGCACTTACAACAGACCAAGTACAGAATGGCGACACCGTGAAAGTTACATTAAACGGTAAGATGTATTTTGTAAAGGACGATACCAAACTTAACTCCGAAGCTGGTTACGAACCTTATGTTGCAGGTACAGCATCTACAGCCGAAGTTGCCGAAAGTGTTGATTGGGCGAAAGTGAAGAACAAGCCAAACAAATTCGCACCCGAAAATCACGGAACAAATGTAGTAACAGCACTCACAGGCTATATTCCATCGCTTGATTCAGATAACGTATTTAGCGAACTTGAAGAAAGCGATACTCTTAATGCAGCCTTAAATAAGCTGTATAAGAACGACTACAGAATGCTTCCAACTCTTGATATTGAGAATTTAGACTATTCACCAGGCACAGGCTTAGACGCAGTTAGGAAACTCGCAGGTATGCAGGCTGTAATTCGCTACACACTTACCTACACAAACGGAGAAAACAAGACGTATGCGGTTGGAACATTAGAACAGTTCACAGACAATGGTATGCTTGCTATCACGCAGATAGCAGAAACACGATGCGTATTAGACGGCACTAAAAGTTTTCGCTTTAAAGAGGCACAAGGCGCACAACGCTATATTCGTCATTACATATTAAAAGACGGCAACCCATTAGGCGCAAAGAACACGTGGACAGCGTGGAAGCCATATTGTGGAGAGGAAACACAAAAGCTAATTGATGCAGCAAAGCAGGAGGGTACAGATGCTAAAAGCCTTGCTAACAGCGTAAAGAACGAGGTAAACAATTTTACACGTATCACTGAAAGCGAAATAGATGCTTTGCTATAAAGAAAGGAGGAGATGATGAACTATTTAGAGCAATTCAAATATATAATTTGTTCAGTATTAGGGGGCTTATTGACATTCTTTTTCCCTATTAGAGACATAATGTATGCTATGTCAATTGTCTTCCTTGTTAATTTCGTATTCGGTGTTATAGCTGGGCAGCTTAACGGGGAAGAATGGGAGCGTAAGAAAGCCTTTGTCTTCTTCGTGCATTGCGCTGTATTTGTATTTATAATACTGTGCGTATTTGCCACAGGTAACCTTATGGGTTCAAAGGAAGAGGCACGAGGAGTAGCTAAGCTGTTATGTTGGGTGGCAATTTGGTTTTACGGAACCAACATAGTGCGTAATTGGAAACTCATGATGGTACAAGGCACCATAATGTGGAAAGTTGCAGGCTTTCTCTATTATGTTCTAACGCTTAAAGCAGTGGAAAAGATACCTTTCCTAAACGAGTACCTTAAAAGCACCAACAGCAAGGGTGATAGCGACAAAGCAGATATTTTATAGTTTCATAATAAAAAAAAGAAGAAAATAAAAATGAAAAATTTAAACAGTAGTAATATCTTATTAGCCTTAGTAGGCTTACTAATATCGTTCTTTATAACGATAGATTCGTCAAAAGCAGACGCACCAGCGGTAAATGTATGCGTATATTCTTTAGTAGTAGTGAGCGTTGTTAGCTTTATGGCAGAAGCGTTTCGCCTACTCGTAAAGGAATGCGCACGTTGGCAGTGGACACGCATCGTGCTATGGCTATCAGGCGGTATTGTAGGCACTATGTTAGGACTTTTACTTTCATAATTTTGTTTTGTATATTTATTTATTGTTTTATTTCAGGCTGCTGTTGGTTCGAGAGGAATAGGCACAGCCATTTTAACACACAAACACAATGGAAACAGTATTATTAGGACAGGGCGGAGAGCACCAAGATGGTGTTGTTCGCATCAATTACAAGAGCGACTTTCCACTCGAAGTGAAAGTAGTTAGAAATGGCGTAGCAGAGAACTTTCCTGATGCCGATTTTACGCTAACAGCAAAGACAGAGGGAGGCTTCACCGTGTACAAAGCAGAGCGCAAAGCAGGCGTATATAGCCATTGCAAGCGAGACGGAGAACGATTAATTATGTTCTTCGACAATCACGGACTTGCCAAAGGCAGGTTGATTGTGTCAGCCGTCATTAATCACCCCGATGCCGACTACACCGAAGATGGTATCAGACAAGAGAACCTAACCACCACAACCAACATAGAGTTAGTGGATGACAATGGCGATGCGCTGCAATTGCAATTGCCCGAGCCTCGTGTGGTAGAAAAAGTAGTAGAAAAGATTGTGGAGAAAGAAGCCGACCACTACACCGACCTACAGAAGAAAGCAGCAGCGTGGGCGGCAGGGTTAGACACAAGCGGTGATGCGTCATATCCTTTGATTTTGGATTACTTTTTAAAGAATATAACCGATATAGGTAGTTTGGTGGCAATCTTTCAGGGTGGGTATATGAACGGGGCAAATGAAACAGACCCAGATTTTAACGAGAAGTTAAAACTTGCAAAGGTTTGCTTTAGTAGTTTTTATTTAACAAATACGGGAATAAGCTGCTTTGAGGGTATGAATGCTCCACATTTAGACTTAGATTTATTTTCTATGGGACAATGCGATATATCAAATTCATTTAATGATACCATAGTAAACACTTTAACTATAACTGCGCAAGGATATTTTGCTGGATATATATCTGACAACAATCAAGATAAGATTCTCCAAAACGTAAGTAAATTATTCGTAGGTTGCGTTGCTAAAAAAGTAAGAATTACCAAGAATGTGCAATCAAACAAAAACGTTTACTATTATTTAGCAACTATTAAAGATAGCAAGGTGGAGTGTTTTGAGTTCGAGGAAAATAATAAAGAACACGCCTTAGATATTAACATCGTTGCTGAAAAGATACTACCCGATGTATCGCAAGATGAGCATAAACCGAATTTGATATTTAGGAATGTAGTTGGCACAGTAGACGAAGCGTTAAAGCAGAAGATACTCGCCAAAGGCTACCCATCGGTAGAGTTCTATGAGGGAGAGAATAAGGTGTTGTAATGTAAATGGGGTATTCGTAATTGAATACCCCATTTTAAAATATATACAATTAAAAAGGACTTTGCGAACGTCGCACACGTCCACTCCGCCTGTTTATAGTAGCCGTAATCTTGTCTGTTATATCTTCCAACCTTTGCGCCCACAATACTTTGTATTCAGGCATTGTAATACCTATCCAATCACTTAGCACGCTACAAACCAAATATTCGTGTATAAGATGAACCAAATATTCTAAAGACGTGTGAGAGAACGTTGTAGGCACTTTCATATCTATAATGTAGTTCTTAGGGTCTGCAAATGCATCGTCCAAATGCTCACCACCTACAATATCCGTGTGCGTATAAGCATACAGCAGCTGTATACATTCCTGATGAGCCAATCGCAGAACACGTAATACCCTATCCAAGTTTTCGTCTTGTACAATATCCTTAAGCTCTTGCTTTGCATTTATATTGTCCGAAGCAGATACTTCGCTTTGCACCCAGCTATTGTTACTAATGTCGTGCAACAGCTCATCACGCTTAAACAGCAGGCTTACTTGTAACTGTTCTCTGTCGCTTGCCAACTTTGTAAACTGACAATACCCACCATCACATTTTAATTCCATATATTAACCTCCTTTATATTAAAACCTTGTGCCACGTCTATGGCGAGTGCGTTTGCTCATAGCCTCGTAAATCTGTGGCAACAGACCCTCCGCCATCTTGTAATAGGCATTTGCTTCGTCTGCATTCGTCTTTAGATACCAATTGCCAATAGCATAATTCACAATATAGTCGTGCAAACCAGCTGAAATGAAGTCTATAGAAGACACACTAAAGTTATATGGCATACTAAAAACAAATACATATCCTTTGTCTACAGAACGCTTAATATCGTTCTTAAGGACGTTGTTTATTTCCTCCACTTCCTCATAGTTATATATATACTTGCCTAAATGAGTGCGTAGCTTTGCAATAGCACTCTGTATGCTTCTATACAGTTCGTTCTCACATTCCTCCGAACTATCTGTGGTTGCATCGGCTGCTTCCTCATACTTGTCGCCACTCATAGCCGTACGATTCGCAAGATATGTCTTTGTGGCTATGTCATAGAACAGCTCGCCAATCTTTATTGTAATTTTAATTTCTGTCTTTGCCATATTCTTTGTTATTCAAAATTAGCTTTTGTAGGTGCAAACTTCATACACAGCTTGCGTCTTATGCCCTTTATAAAGTCATTGTAGTTTGCAAAGTAATATTCGCAACGTTCCTTGTCTGTCAATTCAAACCATTTGCACAGAATGAAATTCACAAAACAGCTAAACAAATCCTTTTGCAATACTGTCTTCCTTTGTGCTACATTACTCAAAGGCTGTATTATAAATGTTACATCGTTACTTTTATCGTTTGACACAATATCCTTTATAAAGCGTTGCAACTCGCCAGCTACCTTTCCGCAACAGTCCTCCCAATACCTATCCAATAGTTCATTATCACTATCCGTAATAGCTATGCGACTATAAGTATCCGCTTGTCCGTCCTGCTCTTTAAAGCTCTTTGCGCCAACGTAGCCACTAATCCTCGCCACTTCGTTGTAAACGTCTTTCCTCTTTATATCTAATTCAATGTTTGTTATCATACCTGCAAACTTAATTATAATACCTTTTAATCATTAGTTATTCATTAACGCAGCTGGTTATTAAACCTGCCACGCAACGATACACTTGCATTGCTCAAACTTTGCGAAGTTGTAAGGCTACCAAAGCCTACAATGCGAAAGTATTTGTAAGGCGACCCACTAAAGCCACGTAGATAGTGATTTTCAGAGGACCATACTATATTCCAGCTGTTAAGGTCTACAGAACCGTACAGCACCATTTTAACGCTACCATCATTAAAGTGTCCACGCTGAATGATACTCTCAACTGTCTTTAATACGTCAGGCGCACCAAATTTTAGTGGGCGTGTAACAAATAGGAACTTTGCATCGTCCCTATTCTCATATTCTGAAAGGTCTATTAAGCTACCATCGCTACACATTGCTAATGCCTGTGGGTATGAATTGACACCGTGAGTAATAGAACTCGTCATCATACCCCACATCTTCGTACGGAGCGAATATACATACGCATACGCCTTTGTGGGATTGTACAGCACAATACGCTGGTGTGTGTAATCGAACACCATTCCACTATCTTGTATGTACTGTTTAAAAGGTATATAATCAAAGTGTTTATCTAACAGACCTGCCAACTTTATAATTTCAGGACCAAAGCGCAAAGAACCCATATTAAACGCATCTTCACTCTCTAATACTTCTGTAATGCAGGTACTTTGAGAACCCGACAACATCATAATGCCTCGTGTCGTTGCAAACAGCACAGCACTATCTACTTGTGTTATGCTATCCTTATCCACACACACGTCCCTTGTAATTGGTTGGCGTGCCGAATAAGCACCATTGGACGCAACTTCCAAAGCCCACACACCATCGGACGTGAAAGCATACAATGGGAACTGTCCAAACTGACCTTCTGAAAGAGCCTTTGCAGCAGTGGAGATACCATATACTTCACCAACACCGACAGTGGTAATGTCTAAAATAGGAAATACAAAGGGGTTGTTCACTTTTGAAGTGTATATCTTGTTAGCTATATTTACAGTTCTATTGGCACTTGTTGATACAACGGGGATATTAACTCTGTTAAAGACTTCCGTGTCTAACTCATTCATATCGCCCAGCCGTCTAAAATTACCAAACCAAAATGCACCATTAAGACCGATATGGCTTTCGAGCGGCAACTCGAAGTATCGTTCCTTGCTTGCATTCCATTCGCCAAATTCCCAGTCCCCCTGTATGCGAATGATAGCCTTATAGGCATTTGCGTTTGGATAATAGAAGTAATAGATAGGTACATTACAGAATATATTCTTTGTATCGCTTTCAACCACTATGTTGCGCCCACCTTGTTTAACATATACATACGCACGCACCTTGCTCATCTTCTGTTCTGCAGCTTCTATGCCGTCAGAGTTTACAGCCGTATTTACAGCCGATGGATTAAAGCCACTAAACAGCGTCTTTGAAAGTCCTGTGAGGTTTAAGCGTTGGTTGTACACAAACGAATATTTTGCAGTAAGCCTATCGTGGCTGTCGTAATCGTCTGCCATCGTCTGTCTATTTACAAGAGCTTTAAGGAAGTACTCATCAATATCTATCTTCTTTCTAACTCCCGATGTTAGTTCTTCTATGTTAATGCTTTTAAGAAGATAGAAATCGCGGCACGTCTTTACATTCTCTAATACTGTTTTAAGCGGCACTTTTGGAATTTCGATACTCGCCTTAAAACCAACGTCCGCATATTGCGCACCGTCAGGCACGTTAAACTTCTTCTTATACGCTGTAATCCAGCTCCAATCGCTATATTTACCCTCCGCCTGCACTTCTTTTAAGTTGCAAACAGATTTTACGGTAGTCATATCAGATGACAGAACAGGCGTTATATTTAAATACTCTATGTCGCCACTTTGTTTGTATGTATATATAGGAGCTGAAATGTACACATCAACCGACTTAACGATATCTTTCCAAACTTTAAGCTTCTCAATTACGCCTGTATCATCTGTTACGATGTAGTCTAAATCGCATACCATTCCAAACACACGGTAGTTTATTTGTGTTGTAGAGAAGAACACCTTATCCCCTGCCTTATAAAAGTTCATACCCTCTTCCATACATATAGGGCTGCATTCTGTAGACGGTATCATTAATATAGGCGCAGAGTGCTTCGTTAAGCTGCCGTCATACAGCCGATAGGCATAGCGCACAAAGAATGGGTAGATAAATTTGCCATTGCGTTCGTAATTCTCTGCTATAAACTTATTCACATACCCCAACACGTAATCTGTTATCTCTTTCTTTTCGCTATCTCTAATCTTTAGGCGAAGCGTGGACTTGCTATTTAGCCTATCGTTCAAGAAGCCACCCCATTCAGCTTTACTTACTCCTTTGTCAAAATTCACAATTGAAACGTCCAGCTTGTCGCTCTGCTTCAATTCTCCTTGCAAGCCAAAGAGAAGAGACACATCAGGTATTTCACTACCTAATATTTTATAAGCGTTCCTTTCGTTCTCCCATAAAAGATACTGCACGCCCGATGTTGTAAGTAGAATTAATGTGTTACCAACAGAAGATATGCGATACAAGCCATTATCTTTTAAATCGTAAAGCTCGTGAATGTCCGTTCCATTGACAGACCAATACAAATGCCCTCCCCTGTATAAGTTAGACTTGCTCGCAACGATAGAACCATTAGACGCAGCATTATAACCAACATCAACTATAATATAGTTTGTATACTTATCTCCACGATGCACATATAGTACCGTACTATCCTTACTACCCAATTTAAGCACTGTCTTAGCCTCCTGAATGCCCGAAAGGCTAATATTACCACCTGCACTAACATTGTCAGGCAGCAATCCCATTACGGCAGCCAATTCGCCATCGCCACAGTCATAATCAGAACCTGCAGCCGTAAAACCCTTATATTTTACCTCGTCAATCATACTCTGTCTTAATTTCAATTACAGTTGCGAAGATACTACCAAACGCCCTCATTAGAACATTAAGTATTAATCTGCAGTGTATATGTATTCCATTATTCATTAAGCCTTAGAAAGGCAGCTGAATGGCTTACAAAACGGTAGATTGAAAAATAAGCAAAGCCGAAAAACCTATCGAAGTGGCTTTGCGAAATGGCAAAAAGGGGAGCGAGAAATTAAGTTCCCCTTTTTTCTATTAAAATCTATAGTAGAAAAACATACTCCCTATTTGTCGCACTTGCGTATAATTAACTGTTATACAACGCATTATGAGATAATAAATTTATTTTTTAAAACAACTTCCCTATTTGTCGCATATCTTTATAATTATCTGTTTATTAATATGTTACAAAGATATTAATTTGATTATAAAAGATGTTCCCTATTTGTCGCAGTTACTCATCTTTTATAGTAAAACGCCCTATTTTTTAAAAGTTCAATTTAACATTTAGTTTTGACGCATTTTAAAACATATTCCCTATTTGTCGTAATTAGATATAACAAGTTGATTATTAGTATAATATAAGTGTTCAATTTAAAAACACAAAATATACTCCCTATTTGTCGTAGTACCGTGTAACTATTTATACTATAAACAGTTACAAATGTATTAATATTTTAAGTTTTAAATGCTCCTTATTTGTCGCAGTTTGCATTTTCAGTCTTTTTGCTTTAACAATTAATCTCTAAAATGTTTATTTTTGTTTAATTCTGTTTAATTTTCTCAACCCTCGCGCGCACGTGCGGTTAGGATAAATCTATATATATAATATATTATATAAAAAGAAAAGAAAAATATTATTATAATACGCACGAGAAATTTTTTTTTCGTTTTTTCTATTTTTACATTCTTTCACAATTAAAAGAAAGAAAAACAAAGAAAAGAAAGAAACATTTCTTATGGTTGTTGTTTTAATTTCTCTTGCATCATTTCAAAATCTTTTCTTATATCTGTGGCGAGAACTTTTGCGTACGTGCTTTCGGTTATTTTGGTAGACGAGTGTCCGAGCATCTTTGAAATGTGTTCCATTCTTACGCCAAGTGAAAGGGTCATTACAGCGTACGTGTGTCGTGCCCAGTGAGAGGATATTGGTTTATCTATTCCTGCATACGATGCAACGACTTTCAAATACTGATTGTACTTTCCGTTACTTATGATAGGTAGTTTGTAGTTGTATTTCTTTAAAATTTGCATAGCTTTGTCTAGTATTACTACAAAATATTCTTCGCCCGTCTTTTGTCTTTTGTCTCTAATGATATAACAGTTGTCGTGTTCTTCTGTTTCCAAAAAGTCGAACTTTGCCAAGTCGCTGTATGAAAGACCTGTGTAGCTTTGGAATATAAACAAATCCCTGACACGTTCTACAGCCTTGTCTTTTATCGTACAGCGTTCTATCTGTTTCAGTTCGTCCATTGACAGATACTTTATGCCTTTAGACTTTCCACGCTCTATTTTTAGTTTGCTGTATGGGTTGGTTGTAATGTAGTCGAACCTTATAGCCTCGTTAATGTATGCTTTAAGCCTCTTGTGATAGCCATAGATGGTTGTCTGCAGATAATTCTTACCGTGTAACCAGTCATCAAACTTTGTGATATTGGCAGTCGTTATGTCGGAGAAGTGTTCTATGTATTTAAATTCTTCGAGTGCCGTCAATAGAGTTCTGTGTACCCTCTTTGTAGTTTTCCTAATATCTCCACGCTCAATCAATCGTTCTGCAATGAACTCTATAAACGTCAGGCTGCTATCATTGGCACTTGTGCGTTTCATAAAACTTGTAAGTTCGTCGAATGAGAAAGGAACGTTACGTTGTACTCCGTCCTTTATGAAGTCCTGCACCTGTTTTAGTTGTGCGTCTAAAGTATCGTTGTATTCAAAAGTGTGTGGCGAATTGACAACTTTGTATCGTTCGTCCCATTGGTCAGCGTACACTTTTATTCCTGTTGAGAACCATTTGCGCTTTCTTTCGTGCATAACTTCCAGCTGTACCAATCCTTTTTTGTCTTTCGTTGCAACGTGTTTTCTGTCAAACACAAGTCTAACCATAGCGTATTTCATATAATTATTTGTTTTTTGGTATCACAGATGGTATCGCATAGGGTACAAAACTATAACCGTTATTGTCCGTTAATGTCCGTTATATCCCACTTAGCGTTAATCCTAATTTTATTATAACTTTCTGACCGTCAGCTGCAAACTCCTCATTACCAATAAAATAGGAGAGCTATCAACTCCCCCTATTAAGTGATTCCGTTGGGGTTCGAACCCAAGACCCA